TATCTGCTGCAGCTTCATATTCAATACCCATAGCTGGACCAAAAATACTTTGAAATGGATAAGTTACTGATTCTAAAGATAATAATGCACTATTCCACAATAAGCTAGAAAAATTAGTTCCTGGGTACATTGCATCTAAACTTTTACTAACAGCAGAAACTTTTTTTAATGGATTTGGATGAAAAGCTGCTCCTAATATAGATTTTACAAATGATGTATGCTCAGTTGCTTCAACTGGGGTGTAACCTTTATATTTTCTATAGTCTTTATTAGTAGTTGTTTTCCACAAGTTGTAATAATCAGTATTTGACGCACCTTCACTAGCTAATGCACTTAATAAATTTTCGTCTTCTCTAGGATTAAATTGTTCTAACTCATAATATCTTTTAGATAAAGCACTTGTATCAATACTTGCTTCTTGATTACTTTGATATTGACTTAGTGCTTCTTTTTCATTTTTTGCATTAAGCCAATCTTCACTCCACTTAGTGAAAAAACTCATAACAACCTATTTTTAATTGCTCTATGTGGATATTCTTTTAATAATATATCTTTTAATACTTCTACTCTGTTTACTGCTGGATTAAATATTTGTTGTGTATCTGATATTTGATTACCTGGTTCATTAATATTTTGTGTAGGTGAATCAAATAATCCTTCTCCTGATAGTACTGGCAAATTATCTACATTAGGCATACCACCAGTTGCAGCTACTTCTTGTGCTAATGGACCACCAACAGCGTCTATTTGATTTTGTATATTTAATGTTTGACCTGTTTCGTCACCTCTAGCTCTAGGTGGTGCAACAATATCAGCATAAGCACCATCTACTTTCATATCAGTATTTTGTTTTAACTTACTTGGTTTTCTAACCATCAAAATCCTCTGGTCTTTCTATATTAAAACCTAAACTTAAATTAATCCATACACCAGGTAAAGGTGTTGGAAAAGCAATATCTCCTAATGGTATATCAGGATTGTCAAACATATTCATATTATTCTCTTCTTCTAATATTTCTATATCCCAATCCTCTTGGTTTATAATATCAAAAAATTCTTTATTAATATTAGGCAACTGGTCCTCCTGGTAATCCTGGACCTCCTGGTCCTCCTGCAAGTCCTGCTAATACTGTAGCAATATCTGGTTCTTGTGCAGGTATTTGTCCTGGTAATCCAGCTTGTTGTTGTTGAGCTAACATCATTTCTTCTTCTGACATTGCTGGTTCTTCTGGTGTGTAATATTTATCTAATATACTTGACATGTTCTGTGGATTTTTTCTAATCTCAATAGCTGCCATAGTTGCTTTAGGGTCTCCCTGTGCAGCTTGTGCCATTAAAGATTCAAACAATACTGTTTCTGCTTTTTCAGAACTTATGCGTTGTTGTATCTTTGTTATGTTATCTAAACCATCCATGTTCTCTTGTAATGTCTGTGTATCAATAATGCCCTGTTGTTTTAATTGCAACCCTGTAATTATTTTTTGTGGCTCATCAAATCCTGCCATTACACCATAGACTCTTCTAGTTGTATAAAATTGTTTTATGTCAGACTCTGGAGTATAGGATTCTTTGTAAGCAGTTCCTTTGTGATAACCTGCAATAGGTTTTCTTGTACCACCAAACATTGATTCATCATACTCTAATCTTTTAGTATCTAATTCTTCTATAGCCTCTGCTAACACTTGTTGATATTCTCTAACATGCAATGACGCAGATTGTCCTAGTTCTTCTAATCCTCTACCTGTAACAAAACTGTTAGGAGATTGTCCATCATCAGATACTGGATATGCAGCACCAAGTCGTAAGTGTCTTTCAAGTCTATCTACTTGTTGAAATAATTGATAAGGTAGATTATTGACTGGCTTAGACACAGATGAACCTGGGGCTAAATAGTTTACAGCAAATCTACCTTTACGATATTTTCCTGATTCTATTTCGCCAACAATATTTGTTTCTGTAAATACTGCATCTTCCATAGCAACAGTTCCGAGAATATTAATTTTTGCCATATTAGCCATAAGACCAGTAATGTGTTGAAACTGTGATTGCATTTGGTCAAATGAATATCTTTTAGCTACAACAAAACATGGTCCTGACTTTAATGGGTTTTCCATGTAGTCAATAGTTTTTTTGTTTTCTGGTAAATATACATAAGTACCTTCTTCAGTCATGTACTCTACAACAATTTTTCCATGTCCTGTTGAGTTAGCCCAACTACCCATTCTGTCAGATGAATTATATAAAACAGAATATGGTGATACTTCTTCTTCACCTTGTGTCATTATTATATTTTTAGCTTCTGGGTATTGTTCTGCTAATGCTTTGTGTGGAACTCTAGTAATAATTGCCATCTCTGTTGGTTGTTGGTCATTACCAAAATATCCTGGATAACATGTAAATGGGTCTCTTAGTTCTGCATAAGGATATGGGTTACCATCTTTATCTCTTTTGTGTTTTATAACCCATACAACAAAACCATAACCTGGTAACCATCTACCAACTTGTGGTAACTGCATGTGTAGTTTCTGATATTTGTCATACGCCATAACTATGCGTTCTAGTTTTTCAGATTTCTTTTTTGCTCTCTCTGAATCTTTATCGTTTATAATATCTATTTTTAAGTCAGGACTTCTGCCTAACTTCTGTGCAAATCTTTCTAGTGCAGTTAAAAACATATTAGGTGCAGGAAGTTCGTGATATTCTACATTCATAGAATCACCTAACAAAGCACGAACAGCAGCTTCGCCACCATTCATAATGTCTCTAATTCTTGACCTATCTTGTATTTGGTCATTGTTGATTGACCTTAAATAATCAATCCTATCAAAAATTTTATCGTTGTCTAAAACCATTTAACTCCAGTTGTCTATATCCATGTTACTAGAAGTATATCCAGTAAAGCTAGGATTATATTCATATCCTAATTCTGCAAAGCGTTCTTTTTGCATACGCCTAATTGCTCTCATTGGAAACCAACTAGCCATAACTATGTCAGTTTTTGTTCCAATACTTTTGCTCTTGTTTTTTGCAGAACTAAAATATACTAACTGACTTGTATATAAGTTTACCTTTTCTTGGGCTTCAAAGCTAAGATATGGCAAAGAAATATTATTTTCTTGAAACATAGGTCTCATAGCTGTTACACCATAGACTGGGTCAAATTTATTTTTATAGGTCTCATGTCCTTCTAAAAACACACCATGAGTAGATGCAAAATCTCTTATGCTTCTATCTTGTCGTATAGCTTTCTGAAAACCATTTTCCTCTATTACCCAGTGTGAACAATTATATTTCTGCCACCAATCTTTTATAACACTTAATGCTTGTGGTATACCTCCACCCAAACTGTTGTCCATATCTACCATATACAATTTGTTTGATTCACTATCGTATGCCCATAAAAATGCAGCTTGATAACCTGTAGACGCAGGGTCTAATCCTGCAATAAGTCTTGTACCTGGTGGTATCTGTCCTATGTCTCTCTTTTGGTCACGACATTCCTCTATCTCTACTCTGTCAAACAAAGCAAGACCATCTGGCATAGCTACATTAAGATAAACCATTTCGTATATTGCCCTACCACCTGTAGTTTCTGCAGCTCTCTTTCTATCCATTAACCACTTGTAAGTTCTTTTACTTTTCCACAACATACAGTCTTGGTGTTCTGCTTCATCCCAGTCAGGTAAGTTACAACTTGTATCGTGTGCTTCTTCAACTGTAGTTATCCAAGATTCGTTTTCTAAAAGATGAGAATATAAATCGTCATAGTGTTGTCTTGAACCTATAACCACCATTGCAGTATGTTCCTCTTTACGACTTGACAATGTTGTAGTCCACCAGTTTCTTGTGTTCTCTCTTGATGCAGGTTGCATAGTAGAGCTGTGGTCTTCAATGTCATCAGCAATAATTATGTCACAGTCTCTTGATAGAATTTTACCACCACGACCAATGCCTACCATAGTAGGTGATTTAATACCTGTAACTGTTCTAGTACCTACAGTAAACTCAGTAGATGACCAAGCCTTACCACTTCTGTTCTGTGGTTTAAATTTTGAGCCTGGTCCACATATCTCTTCTATTAACAATTCATTATTTTCTAACTGGTCCATTACAGAAGACACAGAGTTTTTAGATATATCTTCGTTACCACCAACCCACAATATTCTTATGTTTGGATTGTTGCATATAAGCCACACAGTAAAATGTATAAGTAATTCTGTTTTGCCATGTCTAGGTGGTGACAATATCATGTGCTGTTCACCATTTTCTATAGCAGTCAATATAGACTCTATCCACTTAATGTGAAACTCTGGTGTTTCAAAAGGTACACCTTGTTCTGTTTCAAAATACCTATCTCTAAAATCTTTAAAATCTTCTAATGTTTTTTTTGCAACCTGTGGTACTTCCCAAGTCTTTTGTAATTCTTTTGTTTCTGTATCTTCTACAAAAGCATTGTATGCCATAGATACTGATGCGACTGATGTGTCTAGTATCTTTGCAACTTCAGACATTGTTAATTTTTTTTGTAGTATCTGCATACCTAATTCTGATTCAACTAAATCTGTATATACCTTACCTCTTCTTTGTTGTACAGTTTTTTGACTAGGTATGTTTAACTTATCGTCTTCTTGTGTCCACTCTATGCCTTTAGCTTTAGCTCTTTTCTTTTGTTGAGATATTCTATTACGACATCTAGTACTACAGTATTTACTGGATTTAGGAGGTAAGGGTCTTAAGCAACCTGCTGCGTAACATAATTTTTTATTTGTCATAATTTCTGCATTTCTTGTTTACGCATTTCACTTTATCTTTAACCACCAACAAGTCCTCCTGACAAGCAGGACATTGTACTTTCAATTATTTTTTAGTAATTCTTTTACTTGGGTATCTTTTCTTTTTACCTTTTTTGCTCATTGGCATTTTTGTCTCCTGTTGTTATTTTATTTTATATCTAATATTTTTAGCTTTGTTACTTTTTTTTAGAACATTTTTATTCATACCTGATTTTAAATTAGCTTCTTTTAATGCATTTAAATATTTTTTTAATTTTAAATCATCTGACTTTAATCGTTCCTTTTTTCCAGGTTGTTTTGCCATGATATCTCCTATGTTGTTAAATCTTATCTTAACACAAAACTCCACCGAAGTGGAGTCTTGTTCGTACAGTATGTCCAGTACTGTTATGAAAGAAAAAGAAATAAACTTAATCAATCAAATTATCACAAGTGCAATATGATGAAAAGCATACTTTCTTTTCTAATTTTGTATGTAGATATTTATTTTACATACTGGTTATATCCTCATATAACCAATCTAAGACTTTCTTAGATTGTTATAGTATATTGCCCCCCAGAATTTAGGAGGTAAAAAAAATTTTTTTTATTGGCTTTCTCTACATCTCTCACATACACCATCTAGTAACTCATCAGACCAGTAAGGGTGCATACATTCGTCACAGTCTTCGGTAAATATAGACTGTGCTTTGCCTTGGGCTATCTCTGGAAATGTCATAATACTTTGTAGTATAGCAAACCCTCCTTCGCAGGAGGGCGTACTACACAAACAAAGAAAGGAGGGCTATGAATAAAGGTTGTTCCAGGAGGAACGATTATTTATCATGCCTTTCTTGATGTAATTAGTATAACATAAATAAAAACTATGCAAATAAAACTATGGGGTTTCTGTGATTATGCGTAAGCGAAAGGAGGAAACTCTTACTAAACAAAAACCCCATACTAAATACTACCACTAAAAGTAAAACCTGTTATAGTGATACAACAAGCAAAGAGTCCTTCCTGCTTTTAGAAAAGGATTCTGGACCATATAAGTCAAACTAAGTGGATTAGCAGGACCATGATAACTAGGGTAATAGCCTATTACTTCACATATTTATTTGTTACTATTTTTAGTTCATTCTGGTTTTGGGAGGGAGTGACACAGGGTTAGAACCACTCTTCTTTTCTTTTATAAGTGATTTAAGATACTTACTTTATAAAGATTACTTTATTTACTGTAATGTAAACATTAATTAAGTACCCCACTATAGCTAGTACCACAACATATAGTACCCCTTTAACAGCATATCTTTTCAGGTTACATACAATACAATACAGGGGGCGACATTGAACCCTCCCCCATTTAAACACCACAATATATGGTGGTACAAGATATAGTATGTAATCTAAACGCACCACAATATGTAGTCATACCATATATAGTATGTTTAGTTTGTTTGCATCTGTACTAATTTTAAACTTATTCAAAGAGGGGTAGCGTTGTTTAAATAAAACTCCTGTCACCTGGAGCCGAAGAAATTTCTTTTATTTTTTTGCATATATATCTGACATGTAGTAAGGTTAATATTACATAAACAAAACTAAGGAGAAAAAATGTGGATACTAGAAATAAAAGGTACTGAACAAAAAAGAGAAATGACAGCTAACAATGTTCTCAGAAGTAGAAGAACATTCGGCACAAGAAGATTCAAAGAATTTTCCTCAATTTCAGAAGTAGAAGAATATGTAGAGGAATTAAAATCTGAATATCCTAATACAAATGAGTATGGAAATACTTCAACAATTACAGGATTAAGATTATTCACACAAGAAGAATATAACTTTGATAAGGAGGGAAAATAATGCCTAGCGTAATACCAAAATTCTTTTGCTATTGGTGTAAAAGAGAATTAGAAATAGGTGAAGAAATACAATCGGACAAGAACAGTTTCTACTGTAAAACATGTCCTGAATTTAAGGAGGGAAAATAATGGAGTTAGATAAATGGGAACATTTTGATAATGGGGATTCTATTATCGTAGTAAATACTAGAATAGAAATCAGAGCCCCACAAATAAATGTATTCGTAGCAAATAAAAAAGATATAACAAAAGACAAAAGTATATATGATGTAATGATAGAATTACAGAAAGACAAA